CATCTTCAAAACCAGGTTATGAAAAGAATAGTGTATATGCTACTGTAGTTGGATATAAAAAATATAATAAAGATACAACTCCTCCTACAAACATAGATGATTTTAATGCTGCTACTAATGCAGAAGACCCAGATTCTCATAATTTGTTATTAGAAGAAGATGAACGTGGTATCATTTGTTTTGAAATAACAAATAAAAATTATGATAAAGAATGGATAAATACAAATTTAATTCAAGTTATTTTAAATAATGAAAATTTGCAAGTATCACCATCTGTTCCATTTGATATTTCAAATGAAAAAACATATTTCTTTGTTTATGGTATTACTTGTTCAGAATTAATTGAAACAATAACAAATGTCGAAATAACATTTGAAATTGCTGGAACAGCAGCATGTTCAGGTGATTGGATCGATCAAGATAAATCTAAATTTTCATCAAAATGGTATTTCTTTAAACCTGATGAACCATTACAACAAATTAGATGTTTAACATGTGAAGATACATCTGATACAAATCCATGTTATGAGTATCTTGGTGCTTCTAGAAATCCAACTATTGAAACATCAACACCTACATACGACCATATATTAGATGTTTATAGTAGACAAGATGGTACTATCATAATTGAAAAAACTCAATATGGTATTCAGAGATTTAAGATTGTAAATCCAAATAAAAGAGATACTTCTGATATAATTAAAATAACAATTTATAAAGATAATTTATCAGAAAGTTTCCAATTTGCGTTTAATGATATACCAGATACAGTTATATTAGAATCATTAAATTTAACAGTTAAAGATTTTGTTGGTGTTTATTCAGATCCAAATAATTATGGAACAGTAAAATTTAATGTATATGGTATTACTCCATCTAAAATTAAAGCTCATGTAGAAGTTACAACAAATGAGATGCCTATTGCAAGTGATTTCTTTAAAGCAGATTCTTCAACAGTGACATGGACAGAAAAATCTTTTATTCCTAAAGAATGGGAAGAATTTAATAACTATGTAGTTTTCACAAAATCTAAATTACATTTAGATGGTGCAAAAATTGGTGTTCGTTCAATTTATTGTACTGCTATTAATGTTGATAATGCATCTACAATTGATACAAGTTATTCTGATAATCCAGATTTCCCAGCTGGTATATATGTAGATTGTTCTGAATCATGGTCTGACGGTTCATATATCATTCTAAATAATGCTAATCTTGCAGATCAAGGATTGCAAGGTAGTGTTAAATATGCAGATTTAAATCCACCTATTGATTTGAAAGATAATGGTGAAAATCAAGTTTGGTATAATGCTGCAAGTAAGAATGTAATTTTCTTAACAAAAGATATTGATAAGACACAATACGTCACTGCAGTCAACAATAACTATGTTGGCTCTAAGATGGAAGTTAAAGAAATGGAAGTTCCTGAATTACCTAGATTTAATATAAATTATGATGGAACTGATCATATCACTATGAATGACCGTCAATCTATTACATTAAATGCAGGTGGAAATATCCAATCATATAATCAGTTTAGTGCAGGTAATGATTGCGTATTGACATTAGGTGCAGGTGAATATTACTTTAAAACATTTACTGCAGGTACAAATTTACAGATTGTTATTCCACAATTGCAATCAGGTGAATACGTAAGAATTTGTGTTCAAGGTAAAGTTGAAGTAAGTAATGGTGTTAACTTACAAAATAATAATGGTGACTACACAACATTCATGCTTTATTCTGATTATCATAGTGCAAATGATTCAGACTATGCAATTAAATTTGCATCATATCATGGTAATCAACAGAATTATGGTGTTATTGTTGCTCCAGATGGTGGTGTCCGTTTTGAAAATGGTATTATATGGACAGGCGCAATTTGGTCTAAAGGCTTATCAATGGCAAATGGATGTTCATTACAATCAGTAGTTTAATAGAGGTTTATTATGGCAGGTGTGACAACTGAGATTAACAATTATAATAAGAACAAATGGATATGTAGATTTTCCAACATGGTCGACTTTACTGACCTTGAATTAGATACTACAGTCCTTGATAACTATATTCGAACAGTTAACATTCCTGATTTGTCAGTAAATATGTTGACTTCAGAATTCCAACATGAAAGACAATTGCATCCAGATCCACGTGGTGCTCGTGATTTACAGACCATCAATATGGAATTTAAGATGGATGAAGAAGGTAAAAACTTCTATTATTTCTGGTGTTGGCTAATGAGCATGAGAGCAGGTAAACCAATTGGAAAAAAGACAGCTCTTGGTGAAAAGCTGTTAAGATTGGACTGTATCGATGCTATAGAAGTTTGTCTATTAAATAACGACAAAGTAATGGTTTCAAAGATGAAATTCTGGCACTGTATACCTACTAATTTGTCAGCATTGAGTCTAGAAACTGGTCAGGCACAAGAAGCTACATTCATAGTCACATTCGATTATGAAAATATGACGCTTCAACCTGTCACTTCCGAAGAATAAAAAAAGAGAGACTTTCGTCTCTCTTTTTCTTTAACATATATTGAATTATCTATGATGACATTTTATTTATAATGCGAAGATTTGCGCAGCCTTCTGGATTTTCGCTTCCTTAACAGTAAGCGTATCATTAGTGCCATAAATCTTCAAGCAGAATGCAAGCCACTTTTCAAAAGCAGTAGAATTCATTGCATCGAACTGAGTGTCCTTAACATCATGCACTTGGATGCCATGACGGAGGAATGCCTTAAGACGGCGATAGAATTTGTCAGTATCACAAATAGCCTTCAACTGATTCTTAGCAGCGCGAACTGGATCCTTCTTGGTGACGCATGTGTCAGCTCTGAGCTCATCCTTGGGGTCAGGCGTATGATTGTCGTAGCGCTTAGCAAAATCGACCAGGAAGCGCTTCTGAGCTTCATCCATGACGTCTTCATCGTTAATATCAAGGCGTTCATTGCGACCATCTGCCTTCTGCACCCAAGCAAACTTCTTACCAATTCCAGAAATTTCAAAGGCCTTCAAATAAGCAGGGAACTTTTCCCACTTAGTGCCGAAAATTTCATCATTACCGTTTTGATACCAAATCTGATGAATCAGATCTGCAGCGCAAACTACTCCCTTATCTTTAAGGAATTTTGCAAAGTCTTCCTCTGTAAAGCGATCGCCATCGAACAGAGATTGCATTTTTCGATTAAGTTCAGTAAAATTCATTTTTATTCTCCTAAGGCTTCTTGAATAGCCAGTGAAAGTTTAAGTCTAATTGGAAGCACATATTTATAATTGCATTCATTGCAACACTGTCCATTTCTAATTACAGGTGCAGCGTTATGAGCTTCCTTTTCTGGGAATTTATTTCCACAGAAACAACAAGTAAAGAGTACAAAATTTTTCATAATTATTTCCTATTTTTAGCCCATGGCTTCCAATATTTGATAAAATCTTCTGTAGTCCAATATGAATATCCATCCATAGGTGAATTCCATATATTACCAATATAAGTTAATGCAGGCTTTTCAGGGAATTCGAAATTTTCATCACATTCTTCATCGCCAAAATCAAGGCATTTAATTAAATTTCTAGTCCTACGTCTGATATATCGATTGTAATCACGTTTCCATTCATGAATACTATCATGCTTTGTGCAACACATAGGCAGTCGCACCCAATCAGTTCCCGGAATGTTTTTACGATATGAACGAGACATAAATCCTCAATTAAAATTTATATGTAGGCATATTAGGCATTTCTGCATACCACTTACAAAGGTCATATACTTCGTCGAGTGTTTTGCACTGAAAGTAAGAATAATTCAAAGACGGAATGCGGACTCGCCAACAATTTTTAGTCAAATCCTTAGTAGGTTCAAAATACCAGTTAATATCAACTCCAGAAAATTCCCAAGTTAACAGTTTATGTTCATCTTCTTTAAAACTGCCATTGTGCTCAATAGCAAGTTTATTCATCTTGTCATAAAAGTCAAAATACTCAGCTCGCTGACTAACAAAGTTAAGGTCCTTCTTCTTAGCATCCTTATTTACTTTAGTCGATTTTTTACCAAAATAGTCGACAATCATATTGACGTAATCTTGCGCCTTAGAAATATCCTGAAAATCACATGCTTTCGGAACTTTCCAAGTAGGGCACTTTCCATTTATACGATAACATGCACTAATTCTGTTGAGCGGCTTTTCTGAAAATTCGAAATTGAATGTTTCATCACCACCATACCAATGACGAAATTCGATATAAACATAGACAGGATAATCTTCATCATGGCGAGGTGCTTCAATATCAGTTAAAAGATAAAAGTCATCATTGCTATACTTATTGAATTTCCAACCCGTAAGTTCGCAAATTTTCTTGAAGACTTTTTCTTGTTTTCTGATACCCATTTGAATAACCTCTTTAATTTTTACATGTATAATATAAGTATTTTGGAATGACTTGTAAACCCTGGTTATGTAAAAAGAAGTTTACAAAGCAGTCCTGGAATGTAAAATATAGTTTACAATAAATAGAAATAGAGGTAAACTATGATAGTTTGTAAACTTTGTGGTAAGGAATTTTCAACTTGGTTTCGTTTTGGTCTTCATTTAAGATTGGACCATGATATGACAACACATGCGTATTATGATAAATTCTTTAAAAAGGAAGATGAAGGAAAATGCGCAATTTGTGGGAAACCTACTAATTTCGTCGATGCAGTAAAAGGATATAGAGAAACATGCTCACCTGCATGTCGTAATACTTTACGTGCTCAACAAATGATGGGACAAACATTTAAATGTGAATGTGCAGAATGTGGAAAAGAATTTATATCAAATCAGGATGCAGGCTTAATTAAAAAGTTAGGTCACCATTTAAATGAAATTCATAATATGTCTTTGAAAGAGTATTATGACAAATATAAAAAGAAAGAAGGTGAAGGTATATGTCCTATTTGTGGAAAAGAAACTCAATTCTTAGGTTATACTGCAGGATATAGTCCTACATGTAGTTTTGAATGTGCAAATAAATTACAGAAACAAAATGGAACTGACCAAGGTTCTAGAGATGCTGAGATAATAAAACAAGAAGCATTGAATAAACAAATACGAAATGAAGAAGCTAAGCGAATTCAAGATTATTATAAGTCAATGGTAGATGATGACGAATGTAATAATTTTCCTGAAAAAGAGAAAGTTATTTCAGAAGCATGGGGAGCATTGAGTAAAAATCCACGAAGAAAATTACAAGATAGAATTTATACTGAAGTAGATACATGTAATTATGATATGCCTGTAGAACATGAATCAACTTCAATGAATCAACGTAGAAGATACTCCTATTTAGATGAAGAATCAACTCCAGCATCCGTGGAATGGTTATAAATAATTTAGAGGTAGTAGATGGCCGCAAATGCAATCACACAATGGATAAATTCTAAGTCTGACCAAAGTAATGTGTCAACTAATGCTGAACTATTAAAGAACAGCAAGATGATGGAAAAAGATCTAACTCAGATCTTGTATGCCATTGTGCCTATGGTTGAGGCTTTAAATGAAGCTGAATATGAATCTACTGCTAAAATTAATGAAACTCTAAATAAGATTGGTTATTTAGTTGAATTTGTTGCATCAAGTACTGCTGATGCTCTTGATGAATTAAAACAAGAAGAAAAAGAACAAAATGAAAAGATTGTTGGTCTATTGAGTTATGAAGATCAAGGTGCTAAAGCATTAGTTACTGCAGAACCTACTACAGAAACAAAACCTTTAATGATTTCTAGTGAATCAATCAATGCTTTGGCTGAAGTAATTACTCCTGAACAAGAAAAGATGACAGAAGCTATTACCAATATGGGTAATAATGTTCAGCAAATTACAAATCAGACTACTGAAATTGTTAAGAGTGAAAGAGAAGCAAAGATTGATAATCTTGTAAAAGCAACTGAAAAACCTAAAGAAATAGTAAAACCAGAAAAAGAAAAGAAAGGTGGACCAGACTTCTCAGGTTTCTTTAATGGTGTTAAAGCAATATTAAAGAAATTCTTATCACCTGTTGCATGGATTGCCGCATTTATTCAAGAAATTCTTCCTTGGGTATTAATCTTTGGTGCATTGTTTATTGGTTTCTGGGAAACTGCTTCAGCAAAAGTTAAAGCGTATGCTATAGGTATATTCGCTGCTATATTATTAGCTTGGCGAGTGTTGACTGGTAAAATTTTTAATGATGTAAAATTACTTCTTACATTTGGTAAGAAGCTATGGCATGGTGCAGTTTTGTTATCTAAGAAATTACATCTAAAAGAACATGCAATAAAGTTGAAAAACTTGGTATTAGAAAAAGCTAATATCATGAAAGAATGGATTTTAAAGAAAGCAATTGCATTAAAAGAATTTGCAATCAATAAAGCCATGGCTCTAAAGAAATGGACTTTAGATACAATTCACCATGCAGCAAGAATGTTTACTACAACAAATGAGAATGCTATGAATACAGTTGTTCATGGTTCTCGTATTGGTGCAGTTGTTAAAGAAATGGCTATGAGTGTAGCAGAACACGTTTCTAAGATGGCTAATATAGTCAAAGACTTTGCAATGGCTGTTATTCGTCATACCGCTGATATGGCAAGAATTGCTTATGCTTTAGCATGTGAATTAGGTAAATTCATTAAAGAAATGATTGTGACTGGATTGAAGTTGATCCATGCTGTTGCATTGTTCATCGCTGATATGGCACGTATTGTATTCCAGATTGCAATGGCAGCAATGCAGTATCTATTAATCGCTGCTGCAGTTATAGCTATTGTAGCATTAGTTGGTTTAATCATCTATGGACTTATTAAAGTTATATCAATGATTGTTCCTATGATTGCTAATGTAATTACAACATTCTTATCTGCTGCATGGAATATTATAAAAGATATTGCTGGAACACTTGTTGAATTCTTAGCACCTGTTGGTAAAGCTGTTATTGATTTCTTAATGTCTTTGAATCCAGTTTATTTGGTTGTCAAATTGATTACAGGTATTGCAGGAGCAATTAAAGACTTCTTTAGTTCTGAAGAAAAAGAAGCTGAAGCAGAAGAACCTGTATCTGAAGAAGCAGCAAGTGCATTAGGTGTCTCTGCAGATGCTTATAATAATATGGAACAGCAAAAGATGAATTTGTTTGAGTCTAAAATGAATGCTGTATTAAAACAGATTAAAGACTTGGGTGAAGTAATTATGTTAAGTGCTGCAGCAACTATGGTCACTGCTAAATTCTTTGGTGTAAATCCACAGAATGGTCAAGCTGCACCACAAGGAACTTCAATGTTTGCACAAACAGTTGCAACAGATGGTTCTAATGCTAGTGAATCAATAGAAGAACAAAATGCTCCCATTGATTATAATAAAGTCTTTGAACAAATGGTCAAAATTCTTGGAGAAATTAGAGATAAGAAGATTGAAGTTGCTAGTGAAAAGAAAGGTGGATTGTTTAATATATTCTAAGGTAAACTATGGGTTTAAGCATTTATACACATGATCAAGATTCTACAGATGTGTCAAATACACATAAGGCTACGTCATGCGCTTTTAAAATTGGCTTATCTACAAGATCATATAATGGTGCGGTAAAACAATTACCTGAAATCCAAGGTCAAAGAATAATGGAAATTAAAGGTATTGCAGATGATGCAATAGAATTAGGTTATGCTACTGAATGGGGAGAATCTCCAGGTGCAAAAGCTGTTGCTTCAATTAAAGAATTTACAAGAGCAGAAGCATTTAAAATGTTCTCTGGTACTGTATTTAATTCTAACGCTTCTACTGATAAATGGACACAAATAGTTCCTAAAGATAGTTCATCACTTTCTGTTGCAATAAAATTTAGAGCTTATTATAAAGCAAATTTTCTAAATACAAATTCTTATATGACCATTATTCCATGGTTAACTTTCTTAACTTCACCAATGATGGAATTTTCATTGACAAATGAAATTGATAATATTGTTGGTGCTTTAAAGAATGCAAAAACAGCAGGTGAAGAATTAGGAAAAGAATTAAATTCTGTTGCAGAAAGTAATGGTCAATTATCAGAAAAAGCTTTAAAAACAATTCATACAATAGCAGAAAAAATAATAAAATTGTCTACAAATTCTAGAGGTACTGCAACATTTACTTTATCTTATGGTGATTTAATTCAAGCCGCTGATGATGTAGACTGGATAATTAAAGATTGGAGTTTTACTCCTTCAGTTCCATGTGGTCCAGAAAACAATCCATTATGGGTTGATTTTCAAATCAATATGGAAACTAACCAAAAATTATCTTATACTCAATTGTCTAAGATATTTAAGAAATTAAATAAATTACAAAAGCTTTAATCTACTTTTGGTTGAGGTTCGTATTTAATTATATCTTTCCAACGTGGTAAAGACTTTATTTGGTCAGGTCTACAAGTAATACTGAAATCATAATAAGCATGTTGAGAACCCATCATTTCAAGAGATGGTGTCACTTTCCAGTCAGTTATCGCAACGATAATTGGCTTTTTAAATATGAAACGGAAAATATCTAACTGCCATAGACGTGCTGCTAAGAAATCAACTTCATTCCATCTATCTTCTGTAGCATATTTTGAAGCTAATGTTTTTTCTAATTCGACAAGTGCACTATGGTTTGTTTTTATATTTTCAAAATTTGCATCAAAATCTAGATTACCATCTCTTATTTGCTTGTTGATATTTTCCAACACAGCTCTAAAATAATCTCTTACATGATCCATACCAACAACTTGTTGATTTTCATCTTCCCAGTCACTATCTTCTGTTAAACCATCAATAATAGAATCAACATCTAATTGACATGTAGTTGTATCAAATGTTTTTGCATCAACAGTTTCTTCTGATGAACCACCATTTCTTTGTGCCCATTCAAAATGAAATTTAAATGGAACATTATCATCTAATTCAACATCATCAGCACTACTATAATTTTCATTACTAGTAATTTCAATTTTAACACCATTTATAATAGTTTCAATATCTAATGTTGTCTGTTCCTTTTCAGCTTTTTTACCTGTCCAATCTTCTATTTTTTGACCGGACATTGTATTGATAAAAACTGGTTTTACATCATTAATTGCATTAGTTAAAAATTCTTCTATTCTAGTATCAATTCTATAAATTCTTTCTTTTCGTTCTTTTTGATTATGTTCAGATTCTGCATCACCAGCTGTATTTGAAGTTAAATTAGACAATTCTGTTCCAATCTTATTACCTTCACTTTTTGCAGCAGATAAAGTGTTTAAAATGTTTTGTTCTAAGGTACCAAGATTTAATGTACTTGCTCCTGATGATGTTGCATATTTAGAAAGATTTTCTAACCAAGTATTTGGATCAGTTTGACCCAATGTATTTTGTGGATAAATTCTAAAATTTAAGGTAATGTCCTTATTTGTTGTACCTGCATACATTCTTGATGACCATTCATCATTTAATAATTGTGTAGTATTAACACCACCAGATAAGAATGATGCTGTGTTAACTAAATCACTCATAAAGAATTCTTGTATCTTTTTACCGAATGTTGCACGTGGTGCTTCTGTCCATTCTGTAGATAAACCAAAACTTGGCATTTCTTTTAAAATACCAGTTAATGTAATAACATTTTTATTATCATCTATAGTTCTAAGATGAAAACAGTTATTACCTGCAAATTCTTGAGGATTTCCATTTCTTTCTAAACGATTCATTGCCATAGTATATTTATGTTCATAAATAGAATATGGAAAGTATAACTTCAAGAACTAGATATTTAGATAAATATACAACTAATGGAGTAAATGAATATGATTTAGGTTCATTTACACAAACGGATTTTGATTTCGGAGATCCAATCTATGTTCAAGTAGAACACGAAGAAGTTGGACGTCCAGATTTGATTTCTCAGAAATGTTATGGAACTACTAACTATTGGTGGTTCATAATGTGGTATAATGGAATAAGTGATGTTTGGAATGACTTATGTGATGGAATTATTTTACAAATTCCACAATTAGATAAAGTCAGAGAATTTTTGAAAACGGTAGGAAAATAATGGTAAATTTTAGTGAATTATTCAATGTTAATGCTACAACTCTTCCTATGGATAAAAAGAGTCTATCCTCTATGATGAATAGAGCTACTCTGGTAGGTTATTATCAGTGTGCTTATAGTTCTTTGATAAGCACATTAAAAATGATCCAGGGCGCTCCTGAGCTATCCGTTTCATTAAATCCACAATGGCTATGGAATAATGCTAATAACCCAACAAATAAATTGGAATGTATTATTCAAATTGAAGGTATGCAGACTTATTCTGAATTCGTAGATAAAGTTGT